CACATCAAGCAACAAACACAACAGGAGGAAGCTCAACGCAAGTTGGATGAGTGTACCTTTTGCCGGAAGTGTGGTTGCCCAGATGTTTTGTGTTACTGCGTATTCCCAGCACAATGTAAGTGCTGCCAGGAGGATGAGTGCGTTTGTGAGAAGTACGATACTAAAAACGGAAATCACGATTGGTGTCGCCAATGCTTTATGAAACAAGAGTTGAATGAATTTTTAGATACTCGCGAAGAAGAGGAAGCTGTTGCTATGTTTGGATCACCATGGTCCACATTCAGCACCTCTGAGCTTTGGGACTACCGTGCCGCCATTGGCGGTTGCACTCAGTCAATGCGCAAATTGTACACAACGGGAGCGTTGTGGACACGCGCTTGGCGCTATAGGAGCGAGTTGCGTAAACTTGTACTAGCAATGTTTGGTACAGTGTTCATCGCAGCATTCATCGATAAAAGATTAGCTTGGGCCTCATTAAGCCTTTCAGCTGGTCGATTGTACTATCTCTACCGAACCATGGTAAGAGAAGTCGATGATGAGCTCAACAGCCGAGTTGACCGCCTCTCCTGTCTTTGTGAAGACATTAAAGAGCACCTTCGATCCAACATGGTGAAGTATTTTGCCGCAGGATCGTCGATTGTGTTCCTTTACAAAGCATACCAAATGTTGAAGCCCCTTCTTGGAGCACAGGATAAAACGACATATTTCGATGAAGCATCAGATTTGTTTAATCGACTTTTGCAAAATCCCCGTGGAGAATTGCATCGTTTCCATTTCCAAGATGAGAAGAATTATAAGGAAGGATACTCTCGAGTTCCTCCAAAAGATTCAGGCATCTCGAAGACGACAAGCAGTGAAAGCTTGCAACGCGCATTGGCCCGAGCCTTGCGCTTTGTCGTTATTAAATCGAAAGGACAGATCTATGGAACTGTGAACGGTATCATGGTGGATTCTAATATCCTCCTGGTTCCTTCTCACATTATTCCTGGAAACTTTCCGTTCGATGTCGAGACATCAACAACACCTGGAGTACCTAGTGCAATGACTAAGGACCAGAAGTTAACCGAAGAATTTGTATTTATCGATCGAACGAGAGATTATGCATTGATTCATTTGGCTTCAAGTCCAGCGAGCACTGATTTCCTGCAATTCTTCCCAGACGAGTTGCCCACGTTCACGACGCGGGCTACAACTCTTCTTTGGAAGTCGCCAGAAAATAAGGTACTTACATCAAAACAACCAGCTCGTCAATTGACGGAAGACCTCACATATAGAGGTTATCTTGAAAAAGACGGTCTCCTTTACGGGACGAAACAGGTTATTGAGACATATACTTTGCAGAAGGGCAAAGGTCTCAAAGTTTCGCTGGACTTTCAAGGTTTTGGTGGTTTGTGTGGTGGTATGTATGTAGATTCGTCGAAGGGACTTATCTACGGTTTTCACGTAGCTGGATATGCAGCATCCCACACAGGGTACATGACGTGTTTGACAAAGAGTGATATTCAAAAAGGAATTGACAAAATCAAGAGTACAAGCCCGACTCTTGTTGTCCACTCAGCTCAAGAAGTAGTTGTCAACAAATACGGAAAACCATACACAATTGAAGAAGGTGTACCGTTGTATCAACGCGAAGATGGAAATCAAGAGAAATCACGCGTGACCTACTTTGGAAAACTCCACAAGGATGGAGCTCCTGAGAGGTCGTTCAACCGGACACCATACATGAAAACTCCTTTTAAGGGTGTACCAGAAAATCTCGGTAAAAATCAGCATAGGCCACCGGTCAATCCGAATGATATCGAGAAGAGTATGAAAACACTCAATAAGCTAACTAGACCCGTTCAACATTATGAAGGAGCTATCCTTGTTAAGGCAGTAAATGATTTCAAATCGTTGATGCTGAACACAGTAAGGAAGAATTTAGACAAGAGCAGACAGATGCTACGTCGATATTCCTTGCAGGAAGCTCTGGATGGTACTGGCGATTTTGGTATGGGACCGATCCCAAGCCAAACTTCGACAGGGCATCCTCTTCATAACAGCAAACTTAAGCATTTGAAACGTGATCCAAATGATCCCAATGCTCCTCAAGTACCTCGTGTGCTGGAGAGTGAGCATGATATTGAGGGAGAAGTGGAACGCGTTAATGCATGCTGGTTGATGGGAAAACGAGCTGAAGCAATGTGGAAAGCCCATAGCAAAGTGAACGAACTCTTAGAGTGGTTGAAGGCATTTGAAAAAGTGCGTAAATTCTACGGGAGTGAGTTCGCGATTCTCCTTGCGGGGAGACAAGCTTTGGGTGGCTTAGCCAAATTCATGAATGAATTTTGGGAAGAAACTGAATGTTTAGTAGGTATCAACCCAATGTCAGCTGACTGGAAGGAGTTCCATGATCACTTGACAGGCTACAGCAACACCAACATGATTGCGGGAGATTTCTCAGGCTTCGACACGACAATGGCTGCTCAAATTACAGGAGCAGCCTCGCAGATTATTGTCGAGATGTATACCGAAGCTGGTGCTAGCGAAGATGAACTTCAAATGGTTCGCGGAGCTCTTTCAGATATTATTCACCCTAATGTGATTTTCGAAGGAGATGTTTACCGCTTTGCCAATGGAAACCCATCTGGTAACTTGATTACGGTTCAGCTGAACAGTATGTGCAATTCGATTATGATGCGCTATGTTTATTATGCTATGAACCCTTCAGTCAAGGAGCCATTTGCTAGCAATGTGAGATTGTGTACGTATGGAGATGACAATGCGATGTCGGTGAAACATCATTGTCGTTGGTTTAACCATACCTCTTGCCAGGAGGAATTTGCTCGCCTAGATATCGGATACACTATGGCCGATAAGGGAGCAGAGTCCGTACCATACATTCCCATTAGTGAAATTTCATTTTTGAAGAGGCACTTCGTGCAACATGAGACCTTAGGGACCATAGTTGCGCCTGTTGAAGAAGCCTCAATTTTGAAGAAATTCCACTATGTGAAGAAACCTGGTGAATGTCCTTTGAGTGCTGCAGAGCAATTTGGAG